GTGATGCCGCTGCTGAGCAAGCCAGTTATGAAGCCCACGTGAGTGTGATCCCCGGTTCGACCGTACCAAACAACGATCAAATTAACCACGCCCTGGACAGGGCGGATCAGTTATACCCCAAGATGCCTTCGTTCAAGCACTTGGGTTTTGATGAAAACTTCAAATTTACCGGAGTTTCAGCTGATCTTTTGAACCGCCTCGCAGCACGTGTCAAGTTAGACTCCTCTCCTGGACCTTCTTGGCAATGCCTTGGTGCTCATAGCAACGGTGAAGTATTCGAGAAGTTTCCTACTCTTTTACTCGGCGTTGTTAATGAGAAGATCCGAATCCGTTTGGGCATTCCGCTATCGGAAGCCCAATTTATGACACCAGTTCAGCTTTATCGCACTGGTGCTATGGACCCGGTCAAAGCCTTCTTGAAGAAAGAAGCCACCAAGCGCTCCAAGGGCAAACGCATCCGCATCATTAACAATCCGCCTGTCGATGAAATGTTGATTGAAATCCTCCTTTATGGAGAGGTTCTCAACTTTGAGTTAGACAATTGGAGAAGCATCCCCAGCAAACCTGGTATGGGTCTTCATGATGATGGACTTGACGGCCTTCGCCGTTCGCGCCCACCCCCTGGTACTCCGATCACCCCAGACCACTCAACTGATGTCAAGGGTTGGGATTGGAGCGTGCGTCTCTGGTTGGCACTAGTTGCTATAGAATCCGTCCGTAGAGAGATGGGTGTCCCCGTAAATTCCGAGTTTCACCACTTGATGATTATTGGGGAGATCTTGTCTTTTCGTAAGATTATCCTGCTCAGTAATGGGCTAGCTATAACTATGGATGGAGACGTTGGTCTTACGACCGGTCGGCTCCTGACAGCTTTCTTAAATTCCAGAATGCGAGTTCTCTTGGCATTGCTCACTGGCGCGCTTTACGCGATCGCCATGGGTGATGACTGTCGTGAGTGGTCTTCGACTCTTAACCTTGAGCTCTATCTTGAGTTCGGTTTTCGTGTCGAGGCTCCTGTCCTCCCTGAACAAGTGGAGTTTGAATTTTGCTCTACGCATTTTCTCAAAGATGGGACACACTCTAATCTCAATACCGACAAACAGTTGTTTACACTTCTGTCCAAGAAGCCCGACCTGCTTTTGTTGAACCAGTTTCAGCACGAGATGCGCCATAACAAGGTGGAACTCGCTGCACATATGGATTTCCTTAAGCAGACCGAGTGGATTGTTGCTGCAGCCTAGTCGGGCGGGCTAAAAGTTCCAAAGCGAAACTTTCTCTCAATCTCAGATCTCAATTAATGGCTCCGGTCCCACCACCGAGAACCGTTTCTCGCACCACAAACACAGTTCCTATCAAAAGCCGAAAGGCCAAGAAGAAACGTGTCAACGTGAACAAAGTCTCTAAGGCATATAATGCCTACGGAAACGTCAACAAGCCTCCTGTACCACCCCTCAAAATGGGGGTGGCTTCCAACAAACTTGCTAAACGTGATAAAGCCACGACCATCTCAAAGGTCTGCTCTATCCTCGATCCGTTTTGTCCACTTGCAACTGGTGCTCGTTACCCTGACGGGAATGCTATGCGTACTCAAACTACGACTTCCCGTGGTTCATTCAACATTACCACCGGTGCCTCAGGTGGAATCACAGTCAACGTCTTCATTCTTGGAGGCGAAACTGGGTTCTCGTCCTTTGGCCCGACGGCCCTT